ACACGAAGTTATCACCCACGAATGTACGCCAAGGTATACCGTGCCGTAACGCCGAGATGACACCACTCTCTTGTTGCACGAGGGTGTACTTTCCATTGTCCAACTCCAGTCTATATCCTGGGGTGTCATCTTACGGGACAGGCTCCACCGACACACTCAGAACCATCTGCTTCGTCGAACTCACCTGCTGTTGCTATTTCAGTTATAATAGTTGTTCTGTCAACCAATGCATTATACTCTTTCTCTGTGACTTCCTCGAAGGGAGCTTGCACAAAGCCGTGATCTTCATGTAGCATAAAAGACAGTGTCTTGTGAAACTGATGGTAATTGTCGACCAGATACGCCTTTATTTCAGGCAACTCTTCTGGACTGTAGTAGATAGTACAGGATACGCTATTGTCTGACCATATTGTTTGAAACAACCTAATAGTCTCCAACTGGCGTAGAGCAGTCATATCCTCTGCTAGAACAGTACCGTCGGGATACTTGAAAGGGAACGTAGCGATCATGCTGCCCAGGTTCTGGGAGCCATCAAGCTCAAGCTTGTACTCGATAGGATAGCCATGTTGCTTACACACCTGAACTAGAGGGTGGTCTGACGCGATGGTTATTCTACGATACATGAATTTGGCGAAGCCTGGGTGTATCCCAGGTGTAACACCAGGTAACAACGATAGTGTGCCGCTCGGCTTTATCGTGGTCAGCTTGATAGAGATAGGGAAGCCGTGTGCCGCTGAGTACTCGACATCGTACTCTCGTAAATCCTTGTACACTTCATCTAGCCAGGTGAGCTGCTCCTCGGAGGCTTGGAGTATACCTGTGAGGCCGATACCCATACGGAGGTTCTTATGAACGACCGTTTCGGTCTCTTCATTGTGTGAACCCAGCGTCAATGAGTGTTTGTTGACACGGTACAGCAGTCGGCAGACGTCCTTCATCTCGTCGATCGATTCCAGGTTAGGTAGGAACACCTCACTAAGACAACAAGTCTCGAATGGTTCCAACGACTGCTCAGCACATGGGTTATAACCTTCCACCAGAGGATCAGGATACTCAGTCTCTCCAAGCCTACCGCAGCTGCGTGACAGTTTCAGATTGATCAGCCCATACGCCTCGCTCTTAGCCAGACCATTGGCACCCTTTTCGTATGTGTCCCAGAAGTATGGGTGCAAGTCATCGAGATCATCACACGCCACACTGTTGTTGGACATAGCACGCCACTTAGGTATGTTACCCATGTCCCAGCGCTTGGCCAATAGAAACTCAACATCATCAGGATCGCCGATGGCAATCATAGCTGAGCGTCTAACGTTGCCAGCCACAATTATCCATGCAATGATATTCATGATGTCCAGCGCATCAATCGGTCTAATGAATCGCCCCCGACGTTTCTCCAGCACCTTTGCTATCTGGTTGATACCCCAGACCAAGTCTTCAGGTCCACTTGCGGTACCACCAAAACCTTTGATCGGAGCGCCTTTGCTGCGAACCAACGTAGTGGCAAACGTGAAGCTCCCCTTCCGAGGGCTTTGTGATAAGAACGCTGCCTTTAACGTCTTGCCCAGCAGTCGTACCCAACCTTCTCTTGAGTCGGGTACGATAAAGTCAGCACCGTTGTCATTCACTCTTGTGGGTGCCTCGAACCATGAGGCGACCTTTGGGAGGTTAGCTACGTGGTGTCTTTGGATGTTGAATCCCACCCCCGAACCCATCGCCAGCATGTCCATCGTCCACGTAAACGGGCGAATGGGACTATCCACGAGCGTGAAGGCGCAATTCTGGAGTGACCCCAGACCGAAGCGATCCACAGTTTTCGTGCCCGCCTGCCACCAGAAACGACCGCCTACAGACCCCTTGAGGGATAGCAGGTAACCCGCTAGCCGGATCTGCTCATCGGATGTGAACCCTGCACCGAACTGCGAATTGGCTGCGTTGACGACCCTGAGAGTGCTATCAGCGAACTCCTCAGTCGGTGCATCGGCATCCAGCAGTGTCGCGTCATCAGCTTCTTCTGCAAGGGCTTCAAACTTACGCGCATAGGTTCGCTTGAAGGTGAGGTAACCCACGGTACTCCAAGGGATGTTTACTTCAGGCAGATCATCGTATATCATGGTCAACCCCCTCTACTAATACATCATGTGCGAGGTTGAACAGTGGGATGCGGTTAGGGTGCTCTTTAAACAAGCTATCAAGGTATTCCACACTGAAGCCTCTAGCCATCAAAGCCCCATATATAATCTCTATCGCCCGGATTCTAACAAAATCCTCCATAGGAGCACTGCCTACAAATTCTTCTATCTTATTTAATTGCATTATTTATGTCGTCCTATTTTGAAGGTTATCTGTGACATCTTCTTGTAGGCTTCATTGACGAAGATTAAAGCTGATGCGTTGGTGTGTATCCACTTAGTAGGTGGTATTGTATTAAGCATTGGTGGGTTTACTCTTAGGAACTTGTATCTTTGTGAATGTCTCTTTCTTGCTAAAGCTCTGAGCTGCAACGCCGAGACGACCAGTTTTAAAATGATAAAACGCACTATCGACCTTTCCTGTGAGACCTGTAAATCTACACTTCAAAGCACTCATTTCGATAGTATTTCTTTCGGTTTCGTCTTCGGCTGTCATGTTGCGTGCAAACGCGATAATGTCAAACGAAATTTGTTTCAACGAACCTGAGCCACGTATATCATCAAGGGATGGTAGCTTACCCTCTTCAAAAGATTTTGTGCCCACTTGGACTTTCCTGAGATGTGAGACCAGACCTATCCAGACGGGATGGCGCTTGGTCAGTCTCAAGAGATCGTTCATAACTTTGTCCTGTGCTTCATTACCCACAAGGTTGTCTACACCTTCGGACACAAGGATTGTGATATGGTCAATGAATAGCTTCTTACAGCCAGACAGTGCCATATACTCAAGTTGATCCATTATCGAGCTATCGCTAATAGATCCTTGATGGTCCAACAGAATAATCCTGTCATCACCGAACACTTTGTCAAAACCCACCTTGAGTTCTGCCAGAGGTATTTCTTCATCAGCTGGATTGCGGTTCAGGGCCATGCCTGCTAGTTTCCGCGCTGTTTCAGCTGGTGACTCTTCAAGGGATACGATGCCTATCTTCTCATCACTTGTTTCAAGGATGTGCATCATTATCTCTCTTAGTAAGGTACTCTTACCCGAGCCTGTTCCCGATATGAACATCGTTATCTCACCATCCCGCATGCCTTTGATCTTGTCATTCAAGCTTCCTACGCATGGTGGGTATGGGAACGATGGTGTATCGTTGAACTTTACTAGTGACTCCCATAGATCTTCCTTACCGATAATACCGGCGGGGATGAAGGGAGCAGCATCAAATAGCGCTTGCATCAATGCTTTTGGAGATTCATTTACAAGGACATCGCTTGCGTCGTTGTAGAATAGCTTTGTTATCTTTGCCTTGTCTGCCCCGATTATTCTGATGGCTTCCGTACGCGCCTTGGCACCTGCATCATCTTCGTCAAAACATATAATCACCTCGTCAAAGCTGCGTATCCATTCACGCTTCTCAAGCAGTGACTTGGTCATAGCAGACGAGGACAGACCTACGACTGGGTAGAATTTCTGATAGCGGTCGTAGCTCGCCTGAGCCACCGACAATGCATCTATCTCACCCTCGGTTATGATCAACCGCTTACCGCCACTTTGGAAATGCTCTATGCCAAACAAGCTGGAAGACTTATTAACCCAACGGAAGTCCTTGTTCTCCACGTCGCGGATCTTGTAAGCTTTGCCATCATCGTAGGGATAGTAGTGCGTGTCTATGTTCCCTGCACCGTCATACGACACACGGACATGGTAGAAGTCTGTCACTGGCTTCTTTATGTCACGCTCACGAAAACCTCTCACGGGGTACTGTTCTATTTCAAGTATCTCCCCGCTGCCTTTCGTCTTCGGTTTTGGAACTGTCTTATCTACCTTCGTGAACTGTTCAACATCATCCTCAAAGTCTTTCTTGAAGAACGATTGACATGAGAAACAGAAAGAAGAACCATCATCGTAAACCTGTCTTGCATCACTTGAGCCACATTCAGACTTCAAGCAAGGCTGGTCTTTCTGAACAACATTACCCACCAGCACCACCTTTTCGCACCTTTTCTTGCTGCAGTTGATGTGCAACCATTGCTGCAAATCCAAAGACAAGTGAGAGGATGGCCCATTCACTTGTCTGTAACTCACTGAAACCCATCTCGATACCGAATGACAGGATGTCATACAGCAAGTAAAGGAGGATACTCGTTGAGGTCATGGCGCAGATCGCACCTATTATCTTATACATTAAAACTTCTCCAGACGTGATTCAGGTTCTAAGTTGATTGCGCGCTCCAAACGTGCTTTGTGGCGATCTTTGACCATCTCTTTTACAGGCCAGGATACCGCTTCCACACGTGTGTTATACCAATCTTTTGTTGTGGGGGCTTCCACATGGCACAGAGACCACGTCTCCGCATATGACAAACCACTCTTTGTGGTGTACTGATCTAGGCATATGAAGTCGAATTCGTTGTCACCCCGTTCATCGAACATCTCAGCCAGTAGTTTAGAAGATGATGTGTAGTACTTCCAAGAGGTTTCTTTGCCCTTGTTCTTACCTTTCATCACACGAAAGAGCTTCTTACCGAGGTAGAACCGCTCCATGTAGTTGTCTCGCACGACATATATAAAGCCTATGGCATTCCCCATCTGTTCAGGGAATAACCAATGGCCATTATTGAATGCCGGCACGACTATCTTTGGTGCCGAGGGTACTCTCATCCGTTCCAAGCACCTCTCAGCCAGCTGTGCAGTTGTGCCTCTGCGATGGCGCTTTTACCCCCACCACGCCTGGCTCCAAACACAGTCATCTCACCTTTGCGAAGGCCAACCAAAGCTGGTTTGTCAACGGTGGGACTTATCCTCAAACGCCCGACGGACTGATCAAAGTATAGATCCTCGTGAGTCACTCCTTCAACGCTACCGCCGTAGAAGTATGTAAGAGTCTCTCGCTTAGAGAGTGTTCTATCCTTAAGGACTCTGACAGTCCTTACAAATGGATCCCTTCGAACCTTGCCGTCAAGGCAGAGCTTTTGACCGAGTGCGCCACGCTCGGCAGCGCTGTCAAACGAGGCGGGATACTCACAGTTGAAGTGCGGATGTATTCCACCACTAACGTCGCCAACCATCCGAATAGTACCTGTAGGTTTGATGACCATGAGGCGGCCATTGCGACCGAGGTATACAAAACCCTTCACAGGTCGAATGGGCATTATATTCTCGGCGTGCACGATGGCCGGAGCCACCGCAGCTGCAAGACAACCCTTTAGGAAATTTCTTCTATTCATGAACTCCATCCTATTCTCTTGGAAATGGCTACGGCCTCACCTTCCGGTAACGCCCTGCGTCTGGCTGACATCTGCTCCATATAATAGATACCGCTGTCGCCCTGAAAGATCAAGTCATTCAGACCAGCGAACCTATTTCTACAAAGTAACATTTCGTAGCTAGCCCCATCAATCCATAACTTATCAGCCTCGATCATAACCCACCCAGCTCAGCTATGGGATTGTACGGCTCAAATGAAATACCCTTGGCAAGCGCCATGGCTTTCCCTGTAAGCAGCATATGGATAGTGTTGGCCAGCAGCGTTGGGTATACCGTCACTACACGCCCACTTCGACCCGAAGTCCCTGAAGGATACTTGGGCACGACAGGCGCCTTGCTGCGTGGTTGCTTGTGCTTCATTTTACTCTTCATTGTAACACCTCAAATTTACGGATCATTACCTTCAAATCACCTTCGTAGACACGTATCCGATTCAATGCCTTATTGGCATCGCGGGTATTTGCCTTCTCGATGAACTCTGTGTTGGCTAGCTTATTAGCCCTTGTGTAGGAGCTTTGCAGACCAGCCACCACTTGTGTTGCTCTCCAGTTACCTTCATGGAAGAGGTCAAGTACGTATACATTGTCACTCATCTTCATCCTCACTTGCGGTTATTGCGTGTACAGCCCAAAGACCGGCTCCGAGTATGAGCAAGACAAGCACACCAATACCCCATACGGCGTGCTCCGGCTCCCAACTCACCCCAGCTCCTTGTAGATTGGCCAGTCGTCTATTGTAAAGACATCATCCAGTGTCTTAAGGATATACAAAAGTTTGCCATTCATCAACAGCATTCCAGCCCACTCGTCTGCGTACTCATGCATGTAGTAACCTGCAACCTGCTCTTGAAATTCTCCTTCTGTCTCGAACTCTGCCAGCGCCTTCACAGCTGTTATTGGACCTACACCAGGTACACCAGGGATATTATCAGCCTGATCACCCATAAGTAGTTGCTCATAGAAGAATCTTGTGGCATACTCCTGCGTCACAGTTTCCAATGTTTTCTTTTGAGGGTTGTAGTACTTACCAGGTATACACTTCAAGTCTTTATCTATGGACACCACCACAAAGTCCTGACCTGCAGCGATACACTCCTCCGCCCAGATGCGAACATAGTCATCAGCTTCCATCCCGACTGCTTCCACAGCGAGACCTTGGGCGACCGCGAGCTTGCGCACATTACTGACGAAGGTGTTACGAGCGCCACCTTCAGCTTTTGCTTTCTCTGCTGCTGCTTCCACGGCACGCTTACGAGGTGCCTTGTAACCTGAGAAGATATCATCCCGAAAGTTAGTGCTGGACTTGACGGCCATGAGCATATCAGTTGTGAAGAATTTCTCCATCAACTTGTTGACCATGCGCTCAAAGTTAGCCCAGGACTCTCGCATATAGCGTTCGTTTGTTTCTTTGTCGTATGAAGGCGGCACGTTACGGCCATCCTCCCCGACTTGTATCACGAAGCGATCCTGTCTCTGTTTTACTTTTGTCTGCCAACGGTCATACCGACAGGCGAGATGACACAGAACGTCACCATCAATTATTAACTTAGTTCCCACTAAAAAGCCTCCTGAGCTATGAGCACGAAGTACCCTGTGTCGTACATTGCCTTCGCCAGCGCTTCACGTATATGAAGATCGACTGCTCCGTACTTAATGAATGTTTCTTTCAAAATCTTGTTCGTGTTCTCCCTAGCCTGCACCATCGGTTGAGTGAGAGCCACATTCAGCTCATCTTCAATCTCACGTCTCACAGCCACGACGTCGGCTAACTTAACGATCAACAGCGCAATAGGGTTACGCTCCTTGACCATCTCTGGTAGGTGCGCCTGCATAAAGTCTGCTTCGATCTCAGACAATTTCTCCTTCAGTTCCGGATACTCAGCCTTAACTGGATACGGAATGTCACCTGTGAACACCTCAGGGATGTCATGAAACAACCCATGTTCCAAGACATCAAGCCGTAGTGTCAACTGGGCATGTGGTTGCAAGACACCGTCATCGATCTCCATCTGGATCAAATGCACGATAGAGTCCAGCAGGAACATACTGCAGAGCGTTACTTCATACGAGTGTTCTCCGATGCTCGCTCGCTTGTTGAACAGATGCTGACCTGCCCACCGATACACACTATTGGCCTTTGTGGCCAGACTAAATTTATTCATTTACACTCCTAGGCGTCAACGAGCCTATTCTTCAGACGGATATTCATCCACTCCGACTCAGGCCACTGCTGGTAGAATTTAAGTTCGACCTCAGCCACAAACAGCTGAGCCTTCAACGCATGATAGTAGCTAAAACGCATTACTCTGTATCCTCTGGCATACGCGCGCTGTCAGCATTCTCTACTCCCTGGTATTGTTGTTGTTGGTTGGCCAAAAGATCGGCGAAAGTGGACGGCGGTATAGCCACTCTGTGTAATATCAATGCGTTGGCTAGCTCCTTGTTGCGAAACTCAAGACGCATATAAGGGGTGAATGCTGAGTATGATGTCCACTCAAACGTTTTACAACCGCAGTGAGCAAACGGTTCATCGATGTCGTGCGAGATCATCTTCCCGCAATCGACACAGATACCGTGGGTCTCCAGCAGCTGCGCCATTTCGTTGAGTTGCTCTTGCATCTCCGTCATGATGCAGCTTAATGGTTCGTCTACTACTATCATGGTGCTGTCCCCTGTGATAATTTGTTTACATCACTGATGTCGCTCTCAGGAATTCCAGCCAAGTTTAGGAGGATGACCGCATTCTGAATAAGCATGAGAGGTCGTTGGTAGCCTGGCAATCGATAGTTCTTACCGATGGTTTGAAAACGCCACTGTGCGCAGGACGACGTATGTTTACCGTTACGTGGACTCGCCAGACGAGGCTTCAAGACTTTGACATGCGCTTCTAGTACGAGCAGTGCCAGTTCCAACATCTTGGGCGAGTAGTTCTTAAATTCAATCGTTGTTATTTTGGCTTTAGCCATTAGAAACACCCTCTTGGGTTTAGATTAGTCTACACCATCGGGTTGCGAATCCGAATTCCCCATTATGGGCTACTCAAGGCATTTATAGTATGGTGTAGGATGGAACTCTTACTTCTTTCTTACGAATACAGTGGCCGCGCCTGACCTTGTCACACGAGAGGCTTTGTAGTCGACAGTTACAGGACCAGGATACACAGTCACTTTCGTTTCAACGTACACAGGTTCAAGCTTTCCAGCCAGGCCTAGACACATAACCCAAGTTGCTTGTGTGTTCTTACTTGCGAAGATCCCATTAGGCTCGGGCTGCTCAACGACGTGCCGGTCATAACTAGATGTTCGTGCGAAGTTCACAGCTGCCAACGGGTTGGTGAGGGAGGTGTCGTATGGTATCCCGTACCCGTAAGAGGGACAGTCACCTTCGATCAGCCCTCTATCTGACCGCCAGACCGAGTGTGTCGCCGCTTTCTGATTACGGACATGATATAGCTGAATTACAAGATCACGCTCCAGTGACCAGTCCATCTGTGGTATAGGCTGACCGATTGCGTACTGCGATTGTTGTCGCTCAACGGCCTTCGAGTCGGCTCTATTCTGACCACCGTTTTCACCACAAGCACTGATGGAAAGAATGGCTACGATTGAGATTACTGCTAGTGAGAGTTTCTTCATTATTTAAGTCTCCGGGCTGCTGCTAGACGTACACGGGCTGCGGACAGCTGTGCATTGAGGTTGAATACAGTGTTCTCATCCAGGTTCGGATTCATCAACTGCATATTGATTTCACTAATGGTTGCTTCGTCGTTTGCGATGCGCGCTTCAAAAGAGGAGCTACGCTGGTAAGACTGTTTGAACACTTCACGTTCCACGATGGTCTGGCCAATCACCCCGAACGCACGAAGCCCTCCGAAGAATAAAGCCAGGACGACAATGATAGTCATGAACAACGGAAGTCCTCTCCAGAACGACCAGCGTACACCTGCTTTTGCTTCTTTAAACTCATTTCTATAGCTCATAGATTTTCCTATCTGTTGAAGGTTAGTATTGTGGCTCTTTCTTCAAGTTTAGCCAACTTGCCTGTTCTGCGCTGATCCGCCAGGATTTCTTGTGCACGTGGCTTTTGAGCCTTCAGTATCTTCTGCATCAACTCAGGTATGTCTTCCGGCATAACGAGCAGCTCTTCGGGCTTCACCACCAGATCTGTCGTTGCCCTTCCGTGGGCTGTGAAGATCACCATGTCGCTCATCATCGGCTTGGCCACTTCCACAGGTTCAAATGCCATAGGTGCCATGTACATCTGACGTGCCACCTCGACCTCCTGTATCATGTCTGCTTCAAAGTACAACCACATAGTTCTGTTGAACTCTCTGAAACTCCCGTTACGAAGTGATGTCACGAACACCAGATTTGTGTCGGTGTTCTTAGCGCGGACCATGTAGGTGTCGTACTCATGCGTCTCCTTTGAGATCTCAAACTGCCATCCATGGCGCAACATTTCGTGGATGTTTGAGATGAAAGGGCCAGCCCGTATCTGCATCGCGGGGTCAAGGGCACCTCTCCAGTTGCCCTCAGAAAACGCCATGTTCCATCTCATCTTCCAGTGCTTCCAACTCACGCCGAAGGTTGTGAACCACATTCTCGGCTGTGCGAATAGAGACCAGCAGCTCCTTGTAAGCCTTCGTGGCTTTCTTTATCACTTCGTCGTTAAGCTCTTTGCGAGCTTTCGCTTTTACGTCCTTCATGTCAATACCGATATCGGCCATGTTACGTTTCCTGTGTTTAAAGTCGTGGCAAACGCCACAGAATTCGTGCTCACCTGCATTGAGGGAAGCACAGCCTACGTACCCGTAATGCACTATTCTCTCCGGGTTATTGTTACAGTTATTTTCCAAGGTAGGTGCCACCAGCGACGCGCCCTTAGTCGCTCTACGAGTCCTCTCCTCTCGCCATTCTGCAAGAGCGATTTCAGCAACAGCTGAGACTACAGGAAGGTCATCATCACCCATCGAGTATCTCCGATTTACAGCAGGGGCAGCTTACTTTACGTACAAAGTCATCCGCACTATCAGACCAGCCAGCTGAATCCATGTCTACCGAACCGTCATCATAGTACTTCACAGTCTTTCTCTTAAACAAGTACCTCTTGTCCAAAACCATGCCGCACTCTTCACAAGATGTCAGGTTCATCCTCCTTTCCCCGAACCGCTGACGGCTACATATAGTGCCCAGTAGGCTGAGGAACCACCACCGAACAGCATGAACACGGCGGGTAGCGACGTCGTATGGAAACCAAACCCAATAGCTGCCATGGCGAGGGCTGCATGAAACGCCACTGTCGCCCCGAAGTTTATCTTAGTCATTGTACTTCCTCCACAAGTTGATCTGAAAAATTAACACTCGCATCCGGATCAAGGTCATTCGCAAGATCTTCAACCGAAATACCACCGTCGATGGCAGACTTGATATGCGCTAACGACTTGTCAGTCCATACCTCTGCTGTGCAAGCCTCGTTCGAGTTTACAGCAGATGTCAAGCTGCGAACCCATTACGTGGAGGTAGCGGTCTGATACTGTGTGCAGAGTGGACGTCGTCTCCGACTTATAAAGTACATAGTCCACATGCTCAGGATTTATGTACAAGTGTCCATCGCCCTCAGCACTAACAAATGCTTTAAATGTGACCATATTGCCTCTTAGTGTATGTCCAGCCAGGTGTCGCCTATCTTGGCATCACCGTCCATGATAGTTATATCATACATTGCTGGACCGTCTTTGAATGCCTTGGCGCCGATCGCCGCAGCTTCTTCAGCGTATTCTTCAGGAACCATGAAGTCCTCCTCGTCATGGTAGTATATAAGAGGTTGATACGGTATCCCCGCAGCTTCCAATCGTTGCATTGTCAACATAACTGCTGTTGAACATGTGATCTTCTCAAGCGACTGCAGGAGATAAACCAGTAATTTATGTAGTGAATCTACATAGATCTTGTTTCCGGCCAACGAAGGTATGTATCCGTAGCCGTGTCGCCGAGTGGCATTGAAGATGTGCTCGAGGTGATCTACCAACACCTTAAATCCAGGGACTGCACTCACAAAGCCTTTCTTGAACTGATTACCCTTCTTCGCATTCTGCGATCCGAATATGTAGCTCCAGAGTTTCTTACCAGAAGCGCCGAATAGGAAAGCATATAAGATACGCTTGGCCGCGCTACGGGGAACATCATGCTCAATCCCCATAGAGGCCAGTACCTCCGTCATCTTATCCTTGTTGTACGTGTGGATATCGCCATGTAGGATTATGTTCACGAAGTCCTCGTCACCCAAGTAGTAAGCCAAACCGCGAGCTTGATTACCTGACGAGTCACACCCTATAGCTTTCCAGCCTGGTCGCACCCCAAACAAGGCTCTCATCTCTGGACCCCAGGGGCTGACAGCTACACCATCATCCGTGAGTTCACCTGAGGGCACATTCACAATGATCTGGTGACGCGTCCGCATGCTCGGGGTTCCGATGAGCATTGAGTTGCCATGAAGCAAGCCGTTCTCGTCTGTGTTCTCTATCCAGCCCCTGATGATGGACACCCTAGACTCCATTGTTTTGAAATCATTGTAGAGTGGACCGTCGCCACCTAGCATGTCGAGACTGTCATCTGTTATCTTTGGTGATGTCTTACAGAAAGAGCCATTGTCTTCACGCTTCACATTCCACTCAGTGGGTTCCCACCCCTGACGATACAGAAACATCTTGACGTCGGCCGGAGACGACAGAGACAGGTCACGAAATTCGACCCTACAGTACTCCCCCTGCACCGGCTTTTCACCGTAGGTGAGCACAGCGGCGGCGATGTTGACCAATTCGTTGTCTTCGTCACCTTGCTCTTCCATCACCTCCAATGCTTCGTTGAACGTCATATCGAAGCCACTACGAGGATCGATCCCAAACCACTTAGCTAGATGCGCCACGTAGTAACCTGCTTTGGTTATCTTGACGGTTTTCGGGAGAACCACTCCCTTCACCTTGTCTGTGGCGATGGCCTTGTTACCGAGCTTTACCTCTAGCTTGGAGCGAATATCCGCCGTCAGAATTTCCAGCTTGGCTAAGAGTAGCTCAGCAGCGGGTTTATCGAAAGGCCATCCTTCATACTCAGCGCGGGCTTGCCATTGAGCTGCCCAATGCTCAGCTTGCAGATAGGTCTTTATGTACGGAACTTCGGCGTGCAGCATCCGGAACTCATGCATTACTTCATCATACACGAGGTCATTCAGAGACACATCTACATTACAGCGAGTGTTCATTTCAGGACTATACTGTGACCAGTCCTCGTGAACCACCTTGGCAAACCCCAGATGATCACCCCACACCGCAAGGGAGTGGCCCTCGTGACCAAATCTGCGGTAGTCTAGTATCTGAGACATAATTAGTGTGTCGTGAAAAACAGTACCTTTTTTGAACTCAAAGTCAAACAACTTCTTCAATACAACGTTATCATAGCCGATTATGTTGTGGCCGATGATAGTGCTCCCGTGCTCATTGAGGTAGTCTTGCCAGGACAGATCACCCTGCAGGTATTCAAAGCGCTCACCGGTGGTCTTGTTTAAGATAACCATGATCCACATCACGTCGACGTTGGCCATAATTTTGTCGTTGGTCTCCACATCGTAAACTATTTTAGCCACAACAGCAATACCTCCCAGGGAGACTGCGTGATATTTCTATCCAGCCCCCTACTGCTGCCACAAAAAAGGCTAGGATGAGTAGAATAAGTACTACGTCAATCTTTTCCATTATGTCGCTCCCGTAGCCAACCCCAGATTGACCACCCAATATAGCCGAGACCCACCCCAGTACCGACGGCACTGAGACTTACGATTACGATCATCCCGGCGGTTATCCAAGGATCATTCACCTGGGTAATCTCCTTCCATGTAGTCCTTGATGATCACGCCGACGTTATCCACCTTGATCGGTGTACCCGCGATTGTCCAGGCAATCCAGAAGTCCAGATACCACTTTGCCTTGAGCATCTCCTGCAGCTCCTTATCTTTGCCACCGTTACGGCTGAGGTACTTATCCACTTGGACATCACACTCAGCAGCGAAGTTTCGTGAACGATGCTGGCGACTCTCAAACCACTGCATACCAGGTACCCATTCCTTATAGTGAGTGGGGTTGATATGGTCTATCTTGGCGGCATTCCCTGTCTGGGGCTTGATTGCCATTGACTCAACCATCTCTTCAAAGAGAGGTGTAGGTCTGTCGCGTGACACCCATTGATCCCCGTCGCGGGTCTTAGACCATTCCTGCAATTCAGCGGGAGTGCTCAGACGTCCTTCAAAGATCTCTTCACCGCGCTGATTCCCATGGTCTGCGTAAGAAGCGATGTCTATGTAGAATGGCTTGGTGACATCCGCTTCGAATATTTCCAACATGTCGCGTTCCTGTCTAAGACTCTCAGGTGGACTTAGACCACGACCTTTCATGCATTTAAATATATAATGTAACATTAGTGGTGGAGGCGCGACCTCCGTATCTTGTATTACACAGATGTGTAAGAGGTCAGTGAGAGCGACTCACCGCCTGACCATTATCAGAACTCTTCAGTTTCAGGAGGTGCTGTGGGTGCCGCCGGCTTTGTGCGAGAAGGCGAAGGCGGCTTAGGCCCTGGAGGTTTAGGCGCTGGTTTACCTGTTGCTGGACCATCTTCACCACCAGTGTCATCCGCCATCTCGCTCGCAGTCTGAGCAACACGTGTGGTCGTTGTCTCCCCGAAGGACTCACGAGGTTTCGGAGTGTACACAATGTGCTTTGTTAGTTGAACAGCCATCAACATGCTGGCCAGACCCTTCTCACCTTCGTCGTTTTCGTAGTCATACTGGAATACACGAACATTTGCAATCGATCCGTTACCGATTGTGCGACCGTCCACTTCATCCATATTACCATCCACGATTTCAACAGGAGGCATTGGTTCACCATCTGACTTGATGGACTTCTTCTTGAGGTTTACACGCCAGTACAGATCATCGATAAGAGGATTCTCATCTTCATCTTCCGGAATTATCTTCTTAGGGACCAGCAGACACTCGCGCCAGTAAGCCACATCAGCTTTATTCTTGGCTTGCTGTTCTGTCCATTCCGCTTCGAAGGGATACGCCGCAAACGCTTCATCCACAGCAGTATCGGGAACAGCGCCGTCATGCGCCGAGGCCAACTTCAATGCCAGTGCTGCTCTGATCTCTTTGATCAGCTGGTTCTTTGGTTTAGTGCGTATCTGCAGTTCCCAGGTAGGGTTCTTTTTACTAAACTTCTTGCTTGGACGCTCAGGGTCTAACCTAGTAAACCATATTTCGCAACCGTTAATTATCATACTTGTTCCTCTGCTTCAGCACTTGTGCTAGTTGTTGTGTGTTCCCATGAGTCGGGCATTATACCTGTATTGATGAACTCGCGATCATCGGCCGACAGGTGGGGCCATACTTTTTGAAGGAGAGCTCCGTTGTTCCACCGGCGAATCTCTTCGGCTGTTATAGGTAACTCGCGTTCATTTACCTTCTGTGTGAAGGGATCAGTTCGGGTTAGTAGCATTTTTCCTCCCAAGCCTCCCTTGTCAATACCACAGAGGCGCGTACATTCGGTGTACCATCCGCCACTGACTTAGGAACGTAATAGGTGTGACCGCCGCCATTGTTAGTCATCAGCATGATTTCTATGAAGGCACCGTCCAGTATCTCTCGACACATGTCAAAGCTATCGGGTGTGTCAAGTATTGTGCGCGTGTCATGCTCATCATGTAGTGTAGAGACCAGTGGTATTTCTTTCAAGTCAACTGTCTTCTGAATCAAGAAAACGTTACCGCCGAAGTAGTTCTGAAGGTCTTCGGCCTCGGCATTGTCCTGATCAAGTGCCAGCTGCTCATTTGCATTGATGATATACTCAACAAGTGGCTCACTTGAGCACAGCTCGATAAGCTGCGCGACTGTCTTTATTTCTAACATTTAGTTTCTCCTATGCGAAACAATATTCAGATTCTAAAATTAAATTGATATCTAGTGTACCTATATCAACCTTGCTTATGTCTCCACCTACTTCCTCAAGTAAGTGGTTCAATGGATTGACTGTGTAGAGTTCAACGAACGTCTCACGTATAAGCTTGAACAAGTCAGGCATATCAGCTAAGAGGCATCCAAAGGAATCATGTACAGTCGTAACTGCGTATGAGGCACCGCAGACTGTCATGATCAGGTGCGTTGCATCCAGGCTGTGTATTGCGTTAGGCGCCGCGCCTTGAGACTGCTTCCGCTTAGAAGGTACAGTGTCCTCAATAAAGCACACGTGCAACTGGAAGGTGTTCTCAAAGTAGCCAGTGCTAGTCCTAACACCCTTAGGTGGCCCGTATTGGACCCACGTCTTCTTTGTAGTACCCTCCGTATAGTTTTGGACCACAGGAAACTTTGTAAAGGGAGAGGTCCACTTCAGGAAACGACCCTCAGTCTCAGCCAGTTTTCCAGCACCTTCGAAGATAGAGAGGAGCTGCATCGGTCTGCGTAATGATAGCTTGCAATCATTGAATACGAGGCGGCCTAGGTAGGCACCCCACTTATGCTCCATGAAAAGCAGCTGCTCAATACCCAGCTTACGAGAGTCATCAATTACCTGTTGACCAAGACCGTAAGGTGTTCCACCGTAGGGTAGTGTCATCGTGTTGCGCTTGACGATCTTTCGCTTCTGCTTGGCATCTCTGATTCTCAGCCAAAACACAGGACAAGTGAGTGTCATCAGCTCAGGGTTCTCTGACTTCAAGGCAGACAACATCTCCGTCAGCTCGGCTCGCAGTGGACTCTTATCCGGTGAGGCTATGAGCTTCCGCTTGAGGTCTATGAGGGTGTCTATAAAGAACTCACACTCATCTATCTCTTCAGCTGTCATCAAAGATATCTCTTTCGCCAACTCCTCCCAGACATGCTCTCCTACATAACGGTAGAGGTCTCCCGGAAATGCCAATGGCACTAGATTGACGTGTGGTGCCGTCACCTCATCACGAGTCAAGGCGGTCAGATGCTGTGAGCCGTTATTGGAACCATCGATGAAGCACTCAAGATGTGACACGTACTCCTCTTTGAGACTCTCAGGATGCTCCATCTCCCACACTCGTACTTTGCCAAGCTCGATACATGCGGCTAGAAACTGCCAAGGCTTGTCGGCTTTCATCCAACCTTGGTGGACCTTGGGATTCTCAGCGTAGGATAGAATGATGTCTTCATTATCCAGCGTCCACTGCGAACGGTCGTGTAACGGCAATTTGTCGGTCTTCAGATTATCCTCTCGACCGCTCTCACCACCCCAGTTAGTTGCTATGCTTACGAGTAGCCAGAAGAAGCCGCCTTTCCCGATAGGCGCCGAAGCATCACGGAGTAAGAGACCCTTCGCTAGGTCAGGACCTTGCTCGTGGAGATACGCGGTAGCCGCATACTTCCTTGCTCTGAAGTCGTAGTAGTAAAGATGGTAAAAGGTCTCTCCCAAGAATCGATTAGCAATCATGTCAATTGCACGTGCCTCGCGTAGCTTGGTAGCCTTCGCTTCAGGGTTGTGCTGTTCCCATATATCGGTAAATGCATCGGTCTTGTTACGGAGCGCCCATCTCTGAATCTGGTATATCTCGGTGTTGATACGCCAGCCTACTTTCTGCGCTCTGTTCAGACAGTCAAACAACATAGGGTGCGTCGGTAGTGTGATAGTTGACAACACTTCTTTATTGCCTGTCTTGACCATCACCACCCCTGTGCTGTGCCGTGTCGTTTCCCAAGGTGCATAGGGCTTTAGCTGAGGAAATTTATCCAGCTCTTTTATAGGTAACGCTTGCCACAGTTCACAAAGTATGTCGTCATTCAAGAGATCAACTATGTATGTCCCATGGCCACGTTTGCCCTTACCCATCTTCACCCGCAAGATACCTAGCTGCTCAAAAGAGTAGACCAGGAACGCACCTGTCTTCGCTGCCAGCGCGGAGTCCTTCTTTTGGCCTAGGGTTTCCCTGACCTTGTGACCTACGGAGGCAATCACCTCGGTGAAATAGACAGTCTTGCTAGCGCCGCGAGATTGCCTTGTATATAGATACGTCGTAGAAATCAGAGCATTGATATACTCTTCTACTTCATATACCTTCAAGTATTTCAAAGGATTTTGGGGCGCAATCTCTTTCCGAACACGTTGCGTTATTGATTGTATGAGCTTCTTCTTCATTCTCTAGTTACCCCAGAGTAGATATTTAAGGATCAAAGGGGCGAAAGCCACCAGATAGTAACCGGTGACAGACATCAAACCGCCTATGATGAACACTAAGAGGATCGCATAGAAAGCGCCGAGAAAGAACATTTGTATTTCTACAATAAGAGTAACAAGACTCTCCATAAAATTTGTCATACAGGTCTCCAAAGGGAAAAGCCAGAGCTTCGCCTTGAAGGGACTGAACAAAAAAAAAAAAAAGAGTTTTCTTAAGGTAGACTCCCAGAACAACCCACACATAAAGTGTGAATTGCCCTGGGAGGACGAACTGGATTAATCCAGCTTTGAGGTATAGCCTGAGGCGCCTCTCGAAAGAGACCAGTGTTGACGCAGCCACGATGTATCTAAGTCAGATAGAGAATCACCTCTCTGTTTCTTAGCTTGCACCGGCTTCGGTTTACTGAAGTCTTCTTCGTCTGGACACCATTCACCCCAGCCATCCAATCCTTGCTTATACAAACCTCTGTCCGTAGAAGTCAAAAGACCGCCATCGGATGCTAGCTGTATCACAGGAAAAGGTTCCGGGTACTTCTTGCAGAACTGATAGATGTGGTAATCTATGATTGCCTCACTGATGCGTATCTGCATAATGGCGACAAACAGCTCAGGTATTTCAGACCACACACGATACTCTTTTACAGGGTCCGCGAAGAAGGTTAGACCGTCCCATACAGCTGCGTAGATACTATACTCTTGCTTCTGCTTGCCGCTCATGACGTTAGTCCTCCATGAAAGATTCAATGGCTTCCGAATAGAAACGAACAGTATCCTGGTACAGGCTTGTGGTGACGGGGCTGCTACGATGCTGCGTAATTACTGCGTGAGCCTGACTAAGCTTTGCAGTCTTTTCAGCTGTTACACCTTTTGCTTTTTCAACTTCCACTTTCTGGCTTTGGAGTCTCTGTCTCAGGTCAGCGAGTTCTACCGAAGTAGCCTCTACATACTGATTCATCCCCATCGACATTTCGTCAAGCTCTGCCACAGTCTGCTTGTAGTTAGTCTGCAGCTCATTGAACGCGATAAACGAGAAGGAACCCCCGACGATCGCAAGGAGCATGAACATAACTAACACAGTTGTAACCAGACTTGCTTTGTGTTCGTGTTGCTTGTGACTAAGTTCCAGTGTTAATAAGTTAGCTAGCTTTACTTTGTCTTCAGTGCTTAATGTATCAATATTCATTTTAAAGTCTCTCTTGAGGTTGTGCCCACTTGGGCGTTAAGTTTTTGTTTCGGGTATTGTCTAATCTATGACTTCGATTGTTCCGTCGGGAAGTACTCTGTAAGTGTTAATAGAAGTAGTGGCGACGTTAGTATTTAAATTTAACATTTTATTGGTCCATTTGGATTGTTGAGAGAGACGGGATTGTCTTTCTCTTTCTTTCATATAAGATACCGCTATTTGCGCGTTTCTTAGTCTACGTACTTCGAAGGATTTATATAGATCGAATCGTCCAGCTCGGAGATAGATCGTATGTATTCCCATTGCTTGAGTTCTGCAGCAGCCAAGGTATCAACAGTTTCTATTGGAACCCCGTCAACCAGCACTTCAAACTCTTCCACCACCGCGACTACATCAGCCATAAGAAACCCTTCTAGTATTGCCACTTGGCCTGCTGTCAGAAGATTCATGATTGAGGCTCCTTGCCGAAAATGCCCAGCAGCGTATTCTCGATCTCAGCCACATCGACTTCAGCAACACCATCAAACTTCAGATTGACACGCTCGGCTCCCCGCAACGCTTCGATCAGCCTCTCGACACGTTCAATCTCCTGCCCACACTGTGAGATGGCGACGTCGTGATTAACGTCAGGACGTACCGTACGGTCCAGTAGAGGCACTCCGACATTGCACAGACTATCCAGCAGAACATTCAGATTGTACTGTAGTCTCCCAAACATCTCACCGTCCTCGCGGAGATCCTCGCGGGCTTCTTTCAGCTTAAGCTGAAGCTTATCCGCACGCTTTTTCAAGATGCGGTGATGTGTCTCACCGACAGTGACTCGGGCATTCAGTTCGGAGACTAGTGCACAATGCTGTTTTTCCAAACGTACTGTCCTTTCGTCATACTGCACACGTAGTACCTTGTTGCCTTCTTCCAATTCAACACAGCGCCGTTCCGAGATGTCCAGTCGGCTCCTCAGATCGTCGAGGGCGTAGGCAGCATTAATGCTAGCTTCCGAGCCAGGAAGATTCCTTGAGGCAGCAGCCTCGGTAGGTGATTGACCAGCCAAGTGAAGTTTACAACTTTGCAAAGCCAGCGCAAGATCTTCGCTCTGCTTCACCGAGGCACGTGTGAGTCCTTTCTGAATTTCCAGTTTCATAGCTAAACCTTTCAGTTCATCGCTTGCGTCTTTCTCACGAGAGGTCGCTGCATTGAGATGCCCGTTTAGACAGTCGATTGTGCCGTCACGAGATTCCAAAACCTTGGCGTACGTCTCACAGTTACTGGTGAGCTGGTCAACTTCGGCTTGCAGCGTGTCCACATGTGAGCTGGCGAATCCATATTTCTCCTTGACTTCACGTGCCTGCTTTTCGAACTGTCTAGATAGCTGTTGGCTAGGTGTCGGCTCTACCTCTCTCTTAGTGGCTTCCATACCCTGGGTGTGCCGGATTACGCGTAGAATGTTTTCAATATTCTTCCCACGTAATTTGTTGATGTTGTCTGCTCCCAGACGGATCAAAGAAGCCAGTGTACTGGCTGTGTAGAGTTGTTCAGCTGTTATTAAATATTGGTCTGCGATCATGATTGTGTCCTTTAGAAGTTAACTGTAAATGTAGGGATAATACCTGAGAGTTGCCCCAGCGAGAGTAACCCGTAGAATACGAGTGTGCCACAGAAGATACCGGCGGCGATTTCCAACTTTTCTGATTTTGTGAACTTAGTCATTGTATTGCCCTCTTAGGCGGTTAGGTCGATTAATTTACGAACTTTGTGTAGTATGTTTTGAAGACGTATTACTTCAGCGGACATCTTAGCTTCGCGCTCTTTGTAATACTTCAACTCGGCTTCCAGCCTTACGGTGGGAGGCTCCATTACTTCATCCTTCGTGAAACTGCGTAGGCTACTGCTGCAAGCAACACACCGAACGCTATGAAGACGACACCCGCAAACATCTCGAGGGGGTCTGCTGTGTAGCTAAGTACTTGAAGTGCGGTGTACATCATGAAGATAAAGATGGCAAGTGATAGTGCTTGGAGTATTCTTTTTGGAGATATATTCATTGTGTTATCCTCTTGGACGTTGAATTGAACGGAATTGTTCTTTTCTTTCTTTCATATAAGATACCATTATTTGTGCGTTTTAAAACAGGGGTATTACGACACCTACTGACAAGATGTAATGAGGTGCGTATAAAACCTTGATGTACTTATAACGAGCTGTTAGCAGTCCCATGTCGTAGTTATCACTGTCGTAAACATACTCAGTAGGTGTCTGCTTGTAGCCTGTAGCGGTCCCTGCAATAACACCGAAATACTTGCCCTCATAGCCAACATAGTAGAGGTTGGATAGGTTACCGAAAGAGTTATTATAGTGACTGATTCCTGTTAGCACACCCATCTCTGTCTTATATTCAAAGCCGATCCCGGTGGTCTTTCGATTGTATTCGCAAGGGGCGTCACCTATCTTACAGTCATTGAAGTGTTGTGTAAATAGCGAAACGGTCATTGAAAGGTCTCCTGCGTTAGCGGAAGAGGCGAGTAGTAATAGTAGAGCTATCGAGAGTTTCATTTGGTATCCATAGTTTGTTTTATTTCTTTTCATATAAGATACCATTAGTTGCGCGTTACGGGAGCCACGTCCTGAGCACAAAATATATACACACCCACAGTACGACGGGCCAATAGCTCACCTCACCCATCTGCGGCTCTATCGAGTCTTCCATATTAATCTCCAATTGCGTTTTAAAGCCTACAGCGTGGAGGCCGTAGGCGTTGAATTAAACTGTCCTCTGATAATGAGGACCATCTTTAATTTTCTTCCAAAACATACCGGCTCGGTTTCTAGGGTTTAAACTCTCCCAAAAGGTTCCCAGTTCTTTTGGATACACCAAATCACCTCCGCTTGTGAAATAGATGTCGGCAGCACACTTCTTTAAATGCATACTGTCCAGTGTCAAAGACCGCTTAGTCTTGACATATATTTGCTGTTGCTCCAATGTCCTTTGGAACTCGCCTAGCCTCATAGAGTATCCCAACTCAAAAGCCTTAAGCATTAATTTACAGATATCCTCGGCGAAAGCTTCTTGATGCTGTCCGAGGGTCATCTTGGGTTCAGGTTCGGTGACCAACGTGATCTTTGAGGCGGTCATGTACTGCGCGATGTCAGTGAGCACACTCTCTGCTTGTGACGATGTCACACCCGCAATCCGTAGTATTTGAAGTAAGTGACGTGCATCATCCATTACCTGTCCCCTTCATAGCTGCCTGATGTAGCGCCGCATCCTTATTCTGAGACGATTTACTGCTACCGAAAAAGAACTGAATGATCTGTGACACAACTGTCCCCAGTAAAAACCCAAGGATTGTGTTTACGTACGGTCGGTTCACAGAGGGGATATCCAAAAATGAGATACACCCAATGTAGATGATGGCAGCTAAGGACCACGCCGCAGCATAGTAATAGAGGAACCGTTTAGAGAACTTATCCTCCTGCTCCAAAGCTTTGCCTTGCATGACTCGCGCAGAATCCACACTCGCTAGATAAGCTATTGTTGTGTCCAGCTCTAGCCTGTTGTCTTCCTGTCGAATCTTCAGAAGCTCTTCTTCATGAGCCATTTCAAATTGACGTAGTTTCAGCATATCCGCGTCCGGTATCTTTCCCTTGCTGTCTAACTTAACTCCTGTTTTCTCTTCCACCCAGTCCTTGCCTTTCGCTAAAAAAGCATTGCCTAGCAGCGATAAGCCACCTTGGACTAATCCAGCTACAATTGGTATCATAAAAATTCTACTCCTAAATCAATATTATTAAAGGGGTCACCACTGATGACTGTTACCACTAAGTGTATAATACAGGGGGGCCAGTCGGGGTTAATTCAACGGGGTCAGCCCCAGAGAGCGATGCAGGGCATCAAACTCCCCGGAGTGTCCATGTCTCGGGCGATTTTTTCGGGCTGAGTGAGGGCAGGGTCACCCCCCGAAAATTCCGTCAGCGAGCACTGAGGCGACAGAAATCGGTCAGCCGCCCCACGGAAACGTCAAGGGAGTGAATCGAGGGGGTTGAAATCCTTCGCCAATATTGCCTGTGCCTCAGCAGCGTTGGATGCGATCTTTATAAGCTCGATCTTGGCGAACACGGTTTTGATGTGGGTCAACTCGTTCTCCTCGGAGACTCTGAGTGATCGCTCTAGCCGTATTTCAAGAAGCTCACTTCGGCGTGCGTTTAGGTTGGACTGCTTCCATTCAGGTGCGAAAGTATGTATTGCATCTCTCGCTAGTTCCTTGATCCTCTGAACCCGTTGCAGCTCTCTCGTGGACTCATCCCTGTAAGGGTGCACATTAACTAACATTAATCACCTCTCTGAAGACCTTGGAAGGCCAGTTTTCAACTTCAATTTCATACACGCCACTCACATCGAAATTCAAAGTGATGTCGGTACCATCAGCTACGAATTGAAGTCCCGCGCTACCTTTGATCTTTACAGGAACTCCACTTGGAACTCCCTTCAAGACGCCCGAAGCTAACGAAATACCGTGCGGTGGCCTTTGCAGTACATCAAAGGACTCGGAGAAATAAGTGCTGTCTGCGTCAAACTCTCCTTCGACCAATGACTGCGCCGTCAAAAACTCAGCAGGCGGTGGGCTCGAATAGCTAATACTGGAAATAATACCACCATTAACATCTACCTTTACATATCTCATCTCTTAAACTCCGTAATCTCAATGAAGGCGTTGGTGAGTTCAATGGCGTTCGCAATGTCTGCGATACGATCAAATTCTGAATTCACCACTTCAAGGGCAATGCCATACTCTAAGTCCGACGCGACCGGATTGTCTATCACTATTGCGTATTCGAAAGACTTCATACCTAAGTACAAAGCCTGACCATCCGGCACCCAGCCTTGGAAACCCGCAGTTGCGTCGTTCCACCCATAGTTTCGCTCTAAGCCTACGCCTGTGAAAGCACCGTTAGATAACTTGCGATAGATAACCGACGACACACTTAGGTAGTTTCTCCAGATGTAGTCGAGTTTATCAACGATGCAACCTGGCCCGTTCTGCGCAAACTGACAACCCACCCTTATACGTAGAGATGTATTCGTGTCGGACAAGACAATCGCAGCCGCTAATGGTCGCTGTATCCACGCCCAAGACCCTCTACCGATATACCGAAGAATGTTACCTTCATACGTTTTCCAGCCGAGCCTCACATGCACATCAGAGACCCATGGAGCAGCGAGTTCTGCATACACCGTCTGTGTGACAGCCCCAGGGTCGATATCGATCGTAGTTACCGTATCCTGATTGGCAAGTGCGCCCGTATTGTAAGTACTCACCGATTCCCAAACCGATCCGGTCCACCTCGCCAATAAGCTTGTACTGGTATTGTACCAAAGATCTCCCAGGTCAAGCAACGGTGTGTTTATGACGGTAGGTTGCGTCGTTGTGTAATACGTAGCAATCTTACCATCTGCCGTAGATTGCGCATTGACGGCTTTCGAGTCGGCAGTTGAGGCCGCTAACTGAGCCGCAGCGATGTCCAGATCCTTGGCCACTGCGTACGCAGTCCCGTTGTGCCGGTAAAGCGTATTATTGTCGTCGGTGTCGAACCAGAGGTCGCCCAGCGTGCCTGCTGGAGCTGTCGGTTGGAAGTACGTATCGACTTTGCCCTCTGCCGTAAATTGCGCTTGGGCTGCATCAAAGAGAGCCTTCCCTATCTCGTTGTCCTGTAAAGCAACCCAAGCTCCATTATAACGATGCAACTGATTATCATCTGTATCGATCCACAGATCGCCTATCACCAGCCCTGTCACTGGAGCCGTAGCCTGAGCATACGTCGTAGGTGCTACGTTTCCGACTAACTCCCAAGCAGACCCACTCCATCTCTGTAATCGGCTTGTGTTGGCATTGTACCACAGATCACTCACTACTGGCGCCCCTGGCGTAGCTGTCTGGTAATAGGTGGTGCTACCTGCTTCGCCTTTGAAAGGTGACCACGTGTAGTCCAAGTAGTCCAGAGAATCTAGGATAATAGCATCCGTCAGCACTCCGATGTAGTCCCCTGTATCTTCGCCGGCATTTGCGGTGAGGGGGTTGCCTGAAGGATTGTCGGAATACTTGATATGCAGATAGCTGCTTGTACCATTATCTCCTGCTGTCCCATTCACCCCTGGAAGCCCTTGCTCGCCTTTGAATGAACTCCACACATAGCTTACTGTGGGATCAGAGCCTTCAGCCTGTACCGCTTGGTTCGCTGCTATCCCTATTGAGATCGTGGTGCTGATGGGTATATCATACATGTGGCTAGGCAGCGTTGGATTAGCCAAGTCACTATACTTGATCCAGGTGTAGAACGTTACACCGTCATCGCCTGTCGCACCGACAATCCCTTGATCGCCTTTGAGACCCTGTGGCCCGACGATCAGACTCCAGGTATATGCCAGTGGATCTGTCCCTTCGAGGGCAACTATTTGATTAGGTGCCAAGCCTATGTACGACATTCCAGTGGGATCATTTACAAGACCCGTCCCATCGGCATTCGGAGCATACTTCACCCACGTATACGTAGTGATGCCGTTAGCGCCTGCATCTCCTGGCACGCCTTGTGGCCCTCTGAATCCACTCCAAGTATAGTCCCCAACAGTAGAACTAGGCGTAGCGCTTGCACTTACAAGCATACCTAATGCTGCTGTGGCGGCTCCAGGTGAGACCGTCATCGTCGTGGGAGGAGCATCGAAGGCTTCAGTACTGTAGCGTATATGCGTGTAGCTGCTAGTGCCATTCGTACCGTTATCGCCTGCGGGTCCACCTATCAGACTCCAAGCATAGTCGCCGGGAATAACTCCCTCGACTGCTGTGGACTTGTTATGCGCGAGGCCTAAATAGAGCTTTCCAGTAGGATCGTCCGTAAGTCCTACCGTGCCCGTAGCGTTGTCAGCATACTTTATCCACGTATACGTAGTGACACCCGTGCCGTCTGTACCAGCATACCCATTGACCTGCGCCGTAGCGTCACTCCAGAAATAAGGAGATGTCAACGCCGTGAGGTTCTCGATGATAGTCACCTGGGCTTCATACAACGTGGCACCCGCTACCGGAGCAGGGACACCTGTCGATGACCACCCAGCCGGCACCCCAGTTGAGACGCCCGTCGCCCAAGTGTAAGTAGAAGCGACAGCCGCGAATGCTGCAGGTACACCGACATCCCACTTAAAGATAGATATCGTAACCGTGCGTCCCTCGTCAACCGTAGGATACGCGGCAACTGTCCCGTTAGCTGTCCAGTCCACGTTTGTGAGACCCACACCCGCTGTCTCAAAAAGAACCTTAGAGGTTTGGAACAGAAACAAACCTTCGGTGGAAGGCCTGGCGGGAACAGTAGTTGCCCAGCCAGCAAGATTGGCGAGACTGGTCTGGGTGTCTAATGTCCAATCATACACTGATGAGGCGCCTGCCCCGATGATCGGTTGCACTGTGCCCCAGTGGAACAGTTTAATTCTCCCTGACTGCGAACCAGCGCTAAGCAACAGCACCGGAGTGCTCCACAGGTTAGTATCTTCGTTCGGCCCCACACCTATACGGCTGAAGCTTCTGTAACTGACATACGTCACACCTAGACCTGCGGGGATAGCCTCAGACCAGCCAGCAGGAATAGCTGAGAGCACTTCAGATGGAAACGCTACCGAGCCACCTACAGGCGTAGCGGGTATGCCGGAAGCGGCAGCAACTGTTAGATAGATAGTCTTCGTTGACTGCATTGGTGTTGTTTGATCAAGGTCAGGCGCGCTCCACCCAAGAGTAGTGTCCAGTGTGATCGGCCAATCCACTTGTGCTTGTCCAGCCGACACATAGATGTTACCTGGACTGGCGGGATCAACAGCAGCAGCGATTGCTTCAACCCTTGTTGCGTACCACCCAGCGGGTGGCGTCAGCACCTTCGTCAAAAAGTCGTAACCACCGCCGGTGGGTGCAGCCACAGTTGCACCCCAAGCCTTGTATACTACAAAGTCTGTTCTGGTCAACGTAGTGAGTGCCGCCGCAGGGTCTACGGACAGCTCCGCCCATCTTGAGTGTGTCTTCAAGTTGTTACGCTGCGACTGTTTGCCTGCCACCTCCACAGCAATCATGAAGACCTTCGGTCCAACACCTAGTTGAGGAAGGACATAAGTAGGCTCACTGACAGTAGCTATAACAATCCCTGCTTCGTCTGTCTCTGTCGCTAGGTACACATGATACCTGACACGACCTGAGGCTTTGGCGGCTGTCCAGGTCAACCGTCCTGAGCTGACATAGATATCACCAACAACAGGTGCTGTGAATACCAAGTCTGTCACTTGTGGGATAGCCGTACTGTATGAAGGTACAGGTGTTATGATCTCGTTGTCAGGAGCATTCCAAGCGAATGTTGTTGCATCGAACAGTGAGGCAGCGACTTCCAGATGATCATCGTCTGTTGTTTTAAGCTCATTCAAGATGAACAACGAAGACTGTATTCCCAACGCAATACTACTGACATGCACCACATCGCCAGGCTCTAGATGACGAAAGTTAGGTGCAGACAGGGTGATTGCTAGCATACTCTCATGCCGTGACCGTCTAACTGTTTCTTCAGCTACCGCCATCGCATGATGGGCATCGGTGATTCCCGCTGGACTCTTTGTGGTCTCCAGAATCAGACCGTTGTCCTCCGCAAGATACGTCTGGTACACTAAGTTGCTAGGTGCACCGTATTTATCAGGCCAGTGAACAGTATCCTTCTCGAAGTTCTTGGCATCGTTCACAAACTCAACAGTGCAGAAGTTGTATCGCTCGGTAAGTCCAGGCCACACAATCGTGTTAGCCTCTGTCCCGAGGATATCATCATCCGTCAAGTATGCACTGACTAGCTCAGGGTCATCCGTGTCACGCGTCCACGTTGCATCTGTGGGTAGCTGCGAGGTAGTGGAGACTGCTCGGTACAAGTCGACTGTTACACCGTCAAAGTACTGCACAGTGTCGTTAGCCTGGTATGTTCCAGCTGCGTATACTGCGGGATACTTCAAAGATAACTTGTACTTGCCGTCAGACCAAAAGAGTCTGGCTTGGAACAAGTTCTCAAGAATCTTCTCAATGTTGGTTCTAACGGAGTTCTCAGTATCGATGATCCCGTTGAACTCGTAGCGTCTTAATGTCTTGTCAGAAGTCTTGACACGTTCTTTCCAGAATACACCCTCTGCTGGCAAGATCGCTGAGCCATTGACAATCACTGAAGTTTCACACAAGACTGCTGCTCTGTAAAAGCTCGCCAAGTCAATACGCGATAGCGGTAGGTTTGCACCATACTCCGTATCCATCATATAGTCAAGCAGCACCAGTGCGGTATTGTTGGTATACGACTTTAGAGCAGACAGGCTATAGACTTCAAGGTTCTTATCAATCGTGTGAACAGCAGCGCCTTCCACAGAGAAGTTAAGTGTAGGTACGCCATTATACTCAGGGTCGTCACGATTCAGTTTGAATGCGCCAACAGCATAAGCTGTCTCAGGAAAATTAGAGTTGTACGCTACAGTGTCGTCATCATCTATGAATGGAAAGTTGGTGGACATGAGTGTGTCCATACCGCCATCTTTATGAATGTGTATCCTACCGCTTAATCCGTATTCCTCGTCGTTGTAAGCCTTGTCGTTGATTTCCACGTAGTACACTTCACGGATACCTTTCCAAGACAGTACCTGATTGAAGAACAGTATTTCACGCTTGGCACCGTCATAGCTAGTACTGAGTGAGCTTTCATTGTAGTCGTCAAAGTACAAAGGATTGAAGACCGCAGGCGTAAGATTCAAAGCACCTGTACTGGCATTGTAACTTGTGATCTTGTACTTTAATGTAGTTGTTGCGTTGATATCGAACGTGTTCACACCGGTCACAGCATTCAGCCATGGTGGTATGTCCGTAGGGTACGGCTTGTAGAATAAGTCAACAGTCT